ATTCTTGTAATTCGCATGGCGGTGCCTTTCTGCCCATCGGGCGGTTATTCGTTATCCCCGTTGAGGTCGTCGAGCGAGTTCTGCAGTTCTTCGGTGGTCTCAAACCCGGCGAAGAATCGAAGCGTATCCATCAGTTGGCTTCGCACTTCCTTGAGCGTTCCGACGCTGCTCCAGTTAAAGCCTTCGGGGCAATCGGCGATTTCCTCGTTGCTGTAGTGGCCGAGCTGCAATTCCATCCAGTCGGTCAAGGCCGCGATGTCGTTTCTTGCCCGGCGAAGTTCCGCCAGCATCTTCTCGCGGTTGGCATTTTGTTTTTCAGTCTTATCCATCGTTATGTCCTTTCTGTTCAAGGGGTTACATTCTTTATTCAACAGTCACACATTACCTCAAAACACGCATTAAGCAAGGCGGTTAAGTCATTATCTGGCAGTAATTTACAACAATTACACAACTCGCGAGCGGGGCAAGAGATATGACCGAAGAAACTCCCAAAATCACCGCGATTTCGCCCCAAAAGCTGGCTGAAATCCTCAGAAAATCCGGCTCGCGGGAAGTTTCCGACGAAACCATCGCCGCCGACATAGAAGCCGGTGCGCCGGTGGCGGAGGACGGCACTATCAACATGATCGAATACGCCGCCTGGCTGGTTCGGGAGATGGGCTATGGCGATTGATCCGACCCAACTCAAACCATCCGAACTGGTGCGGCTGCTGAATTCGACCAGCCTTGGCACGGTCGCCGAGGGCACCAAGGTGTTCCGGCATCGCCAGCAGGCGGGCTTTCGTATTTCGCCGGATGGCAGGACGGTGAACCTGTTCAAGTATCTGGCGTGGCTGGTGGATGAACGGCACCGCGAAAAGACCGAAAGCGAAACTCGTGATTACGAGGCGATGAAGGAAGCCGCTCGCGCACGCAATGCCGCCTTGTCACAGGCGGGACGGGATATCGGCCAGCTGCCTGCGGTGATTGACTCAAAGCGGATGGAAGAGTGCCGCGACAACTTCCGGCTGTTTTGTGAAAGCTACTTTCCGCTGACGTTCAATCTCGAATGGTCGGATGACCACCTTCGTGTCATCGCCAAGATCGAGCAGGCGGTCTTGCATGGCGGATTGTTCGCCATGGCCATGCCGCGCGGCAGCGGTAAATCAACCCTTGCGGAAACGGCCTGTCTCTGGGCGATGGTTTATGGCCACCGTGATTTTGTGACGCTCATAGGCAGCGATGAAGGCCATGCCCTGAGTATGCTCGATTCGATCAAGGCCGAACTGGAATCCAACGAACTGCTGTTGGAGGATTTCCCGGCGATTTGTTATCCGATCCATTGCCTCGAGGGAATCGCCAATCGCTGCGGTGGTCAACTTTACCAGGGTAATCGCACGCAAATAAGCTGGACGGCCAATGAAGTGGTTCTGCCGACGATTGAAGGCTCGCCCGCCTCAGGCGCGATCATTCGCGTGGCTGGCATCACCGGTCGCATTCGCGGTATGAAGTTCAAACGTCCCGACGGCCAGACGGTTCGGCCTTCGCTTGTCATTCTGGACGATCCGCAGACCGATGAATCGGCCCGGTCGCTTAGCCAGTGCGCCAACCGTGAGCGCATTCTCGCTGGCGCGGTGTTGGGTCTGGCGGGGCCGGGGCAAAAAATCAGCGGAATCATGCCATGTACCGTAATTCGCCCCGGCGATATGGCCGATCGGATTCTCGATACGGAAAAACATCCCGAATGGAATGGCGAACGAACCAAGATGGTCTATACCTTTCCCGACGATGAAAAGCTCTGGGATCGTTACGCCGAAATCCGTGCGGATTCCCTGCGTGCCCATGGTGACCTGCGGGAGGCCACAGCGTTTTACAGGGCTAATCAGCAAGCGATGGACGCCGGAGCGAAAGTGGCCTGGCTGCCGCGATTCAATCATGATGAGGCGTCCGCGATCCAGCACGCGATGAATCTGAAATTGCAGGATGAGACGGCGTTCTGGGCGGAATATCAGAACGAACCTCTGCCGGAGAATGTCGGCGAGGACGAACAGCTTACCGTCGATGAGATCGCCCAGAAACTCAATGGCCAGAAGATCGGCGAAATTCCAATCGGCTGTAACCACCTGACGATGTTCATCGATGTTCAGGGGAAGCTACTGTTCTATGTTGTCGCGGCGTGGGAATCGGATTTTACCGGCTATGTGGTTGACTATGGGGCCTATCCCGACCAGCGGCGACGATACTTCACGCTCCGTGACGCCCGTCCGACCTTGTTGGACGAGAAAAAAGGAGCAGGTCTGGAAGGTTCGATCTACGCCGGACTCGAAACGCTAACCGGTGAGTATCTTTCCAAGGAATGGAACCGTGACGACGGCGCGATGATGAAAATCGAACGCTGCCTGATCGACGCCAACTGGGGAACATCGACCGATGTGGTCTATCAGTTCTGTCGCCAGTCAAACCATGCGGCGGTTCTATATCCAAGCCACGGACGTTACGTCGGCGCGTCATCCACGCCATTCGCCGAATACAGGAAGAAGCGTGGCGACCGGGTCGGGCATAACTGGCGGATTCCCAACGTCCATGGCAAGCGGGCGATTCGGCACGTTTTGTACGATACCAACTACTGGAAATCATTCATCCACGCCCGATTGGCGGCGGTGATGGGCGACCGGGGTTGCCTTTCGCTGTTCGGACGTGATCCGGCACGTCATCAGCTTTTCGCCGAACATCTCACCGCCGAGTATCGCGTCAAAACCTCCGGTCGTGGCCGAACGGTGGATGAATGGAAACTCCGTCCCGAAGCCCACGACAACCACTGGTTCGATGGCATCGTCGGCTGCGCGGTCGCCGCCAGCATTCAGGGGGCGATTCTGCCCGGTACACAGGAAATCGCCAAGCCCGTCGCCAAACGTTTGAAGCTCTCCGATATCAAGCGTAGTTCCCGCCGTTAAATCCTTCCCTGTGGTTTTTCCAAAAAATTTATCCGCTCTCCGACAGTTGGCCTACGCGCCGGGTAAGAAATGAATGGGCCAATAAAACAGGCTCATTTTTAAGGATAACGAACATGACGGATGAACTTCAGCAATCCATAGAACAAAACGCCACCGAGCCCAAGCGGGTTCGGGGCGATAGCGGCGAGGTCGAGCAGCATTCGCTCAAAGACCAGATCGAGGCGGATCGCTATCTGGCATCCAAGAAGGCTGCGGCCAAAGGCATGGGAATTCGGATTTCCAAGATGAAAGCGTCAGGAGCGTAAAGAGCGTGGCGGGACTTTTGAACAATATTACCGGCTTGTTCCGGCGAAATGGCTCGCAGAGCCAATCGGCCCATGGCGGCTTCTGGCGAGGGTGCCAGCGGCACGGGCTGAATTTCGTGCGGGGACGATTCGACGCCGCGCAGACCACCCATGACAATCAAAAGCACTGGGCGGCCGCCGATGGATTCTCCGCCGACCTTGCCGCCTCGCCGGAAGTTCGCCGCCAGCTTCGTGAGCGCAGTCGCTATGAAGTGGCCAACAATTCCTACGCTCGCGGGATCGTTCTGACGATTGCCAACGACACCATCGGCACCGGCCCGCGATTGCAGCTGCTCAGCGACGATACCGAATTGAACCGTCAAGTTGAACGCGATTTTGCCGCATGGTCAAACGCCGTCGGCCTGCCGGAAAAGCTCCGCACGATGCGGATGGCACGCTGTCAGGATGGTGAATCCTTCGCTCTATTGATGGCCAACCCCAGGATCAGCCACACGATCCAGATGGATGTGCAACTGATCGAAGCGGATCAGGTGGCTGGCGAACTGACTTTTACACACAAAGACAACGACATCGACGGCGTCAAACTCGACGAACACGGCAACCCTGTCAGCTATCGCGTTTTGAAAAAGCATCCCGGCGGGCAATCGTTCAGCGTCAGTGACGACGCGAACATTATTCCCGCCAACGCGATGATTCACTGCTTCCGCTCGGATCGGCCGCAACTACATCGCGGGATTCCGGAGATCACTCCGGCCTTGCCGCTATTCGCGCAACTGCGACGGTTCACGCTGGCGGTTATCACCGCCGCTGAATCCGCCGCCAATTTCGCGGGCATTCTCTACACCGACGCGCCCGCATCCGGTGAAGCCGACGCTGTCGAGCCGATGGACTTGATCGAACTCGAACGAAACATGCTGCTGACCATGCCGGGCGGCTGGAAGATGAGCCAGCTTCAACCCGAGCAGCCCGCGACGACCTACGCCGAATTCAAACACGAGATTCTCAACGAAATCGCCCGCTGTCTGAACATGCCGTACAACATCGCGGCTGGCAATTCCTCTGGCTACAACTACTCGTCCGGTCGGCTTGACCACCAAACCTATTTCAAGGCGATCAGGGTGGATCAGGATTTTATCGCCCGCACGGTTCTCGACCGAATTCTGCACGTCTGGCTGACGGAGTATCTGCTCGCGTCAAACAAACCTGTCAGCCGAATCCTGCCGCCGCACCAGTGGTTCTGGGACGGAATGGAACATGTTGATCCCTACAAGGAAGCTAACGCCCAGAAACTCCGTCTTGCAAGCAATACCACCACACTCGCCTACGAATACGCCCGTCAGGGCCGGGACTGGGAAGAAGAGCTTCATCAAATAGCCCGTGAGAAAAATCTGATGCGCGAGCTTGGTCTTGGCAGCGATGAAATCAGCAAACCTCAAACTTCAGCTACGGAGAACAAAGCAAATGGATAAACAAACCGAATTCTTGATGATCGAGGCTGCCGCCGATGGCAGCGGAAAGTCAGCCAATCCCAAAGTAATGGGTATCGCCTATTCCGGCGGCAAGATGAATCTGCCCGGCTGGAAGCATCCGGTGGTGGTCGATCTTTCGGGATTGGCGATTCCCGCCAACGTGCCATTACTGACTAACCATGAAAACCGAACCGCCGCTCGCGTTGGTCAGGTCGCCGCCAAGATTGAAGACGGCGCGCTGATGATCGAGGGCGAGATTACTTCCGCCAGCGGAACAGCCAGCGGGATTGTCGAGCAGGCCAAGGCCGGTGCGGATTGGCAGCTTTCAATGGGCGCGGAAGTTACCGACAGCGAGTTCGTCAAGGCCGGTTCCCGCGAAATCAACGGCCAAACGCATGACGCGCCGTTCTATCACGTCAAAACCGCCACACTTCGTGAAGTGTCCGTTGTCGCCGTTGGCGCGGACGTTCAAACCAAAATGCATGTGGCGGCCATGTTCAATCTGACCGGCCAGCTTACCGCTGAAGCTCAATCTACAAACTCAAAGGAAACCACTATGGACAACGAAAACAAGAACGATAAAAGCACCAACTCTGAAACCAAACCCGTCGAGACCGTGACCGCCGAAGCGGACATCACCGCCAAGGCCATTGCCGACGAACGCAAACGGGTCGAAGCGATCACCCAGATCTGCATGGGTGATCATGACGCGATTCAGGTCAAGGCCATCTCCGAAGGATGGACGACCGAACGTACCAGTGCAGCCGTCCTGCAGGCGATCCGTGACGCGCGCCCGATGGCTGATGTAAACATTGCCGTCAAGTCACAAGCGGATAGCCGTACCAAAAGCAATACACTGGAAGCGGCTCTTTGTATGCGGGTCGGTTTGTCCGGTGATGAACTGCTGGCCAGCTACGGTGAACAGGTGGTTAATTCCGCCGACAAGATTCGGGGCAAGAGCCTGCCCGATGTGCTGGCTGAGTGTGTTCGCATTGAAGGGATGGCCGTTCCTGATGGCGATACCGGGTTGATTCAGGCGGCGTTCAGTACGGTATCTTTGCCAGGCATTCTCTCCAACGTCGCCAACAAGCGGATGCTCAAAGCCTTTGAATCCCAGCCGTTGATCGCTCCAAAACTCTGCAGTGTCGGCGATCTGAACGACTTCAAAGAAAACCAGCGTTTCCGCCTGACCGATGTGGGTGATCTGGAGCCGGTGGCCGCCGATGGCGAGATCAAGGACGGCTCCGTTCGTGAAGACAAGGCCACCAACCAGCTCGACACCTACGGAAAGAAGTTTGTGCTGACCCGCAAGATGATTATCAACGACGATCTGGGCGCGTTTATGAAGTTCCCGACCTCGATGGGTAATCGCGCGGCCCGTCTGATCGATCAGCTTTTCTTCCAGCGGCTGCTTTCCAACCCGACCCAAGGTGACGGCAAAAAGCTGTTCCACACCGGCCACAAGAATCTTTTGACCGGAGCGGACAGCGAGTTGAATCACGAATCATTGTCCCTGGCGATCTCGATGTATCTGGATCAGACCGACGCCGACGGTCAGCCGATCAGTGTCGAGCCGAAATTCCTGCTCGTCCCGACCGGCCTCAAGCACGACGCGATTCGTCTGACTCGTGGCAGCCAGTTGATCGTCTCTGGCGGTGACGCCACCAGCGGCGTGAGTCCCACGCTGATGCCCGCGCTGAACGCTCTGGCTGATGAGAACCTGACGGTGATTTCCAGCCCGTACCTGACCAACGCCAACTACACCGGTAACTCCGAGAACGGCTGGTACTTGTTCGGCGATCCCAATCAGGTGGACACCTTCGAGATCGGCTACCTCAAGGGCAAACGCACCCCGACCATTGAAAAAGGCAACACCGATTTCAACACACTGGGTATGTGGTTCAGAGTCTATTTCGATCTCGGCATCCGCGAGCAGGACTGGCGCGGCCTGCTGAAGTCTGACGGCGAGTAATCACTTGCATAACAGGAATATCAAAAACCTTCACATTACGGAGATAAAACCATGACAGCGATTTTTAAACAACGAGGCGACGCGATCAACCATGTTCCGACCAGCGATGTATCCGCCGGTGATGTGGTCGTGCAGGAAGACCTGATCGGCATCGCCAAGCTCGACATCAAAGCCAACACCCTCGGAGCCTTGGCCCTTACCGGCGTATTTGCCATGCCCAAAGCCATCGGCAGCGGTGAGGCCATCGCCGTTGGCGCGAAGGTGTATTGGGATGCGGTCAATCTTCTGGCGACGACTGACGATGCGTCGGGGGCGAACAAGTTCCTCGGCAAATCCATTCTCGCCGCCAGTGATGACGATGCGACCGTTCAGGTAAGGCTCTCGCAATGAGCATAATGAGCAAAGGAGCCGATTGGCTGGAGCGTCAGCGCCATAACCACATGACCGTTGAAGTGCAATATCAGCGAGATAGTGAGTCGATGACGCTCCAAGCCACCATCGGCAGAACAATCTTTGAGACCACCGACGATTACGGGCGGATCACGAAGATCGAGTCGCGGGACTTTTTGATTCGGGCGTGTGATCTGGTCATGGACGGCCAGATCACCACACCCACCGCTGACGACAAGATCATCGAAGGCGGTTTTGTCTATGAGGTGATGAGTCCCGCCGGTCAGCCGGATTGGCGGTACTCGGACATCAACCGCCAGACGTTGCGAATTCATACGAAGCAGATTGGGCCGTAGCACGGCAGGCAAATAGGAAATGAAAATGACTGAACATTGCGACAACGAAAAACACTGCCAACAGCAGTTCGACATTCTTTTCGAGAAGCTCGACCGGATCGATGTCGCCATTCGAGGTAACGGCAAGCCCGGCATCATCGTGCGTCTGGATCGGTTGGAACAGTCCGCCAAATCGCAGGCGAAACTCATCTGGTTGTTGGTCGGAGCGGTCGCGGCGGGACTGACCACCGCGATTGCGACAATTTTAGTGAACTAAAGGTTAAACGATGTCAATGATCACCCAAATCGCCATCGCTGTGAAAACGGAACTGAATGACACAGGTTTTTCAATTCCGTTCACAGCGGAAATGTCGCTCCTGCCGGTCTTTGAACTCAAGGACATGCGGGAGTTGAAGGTCACGGTTGTTCCCAAAGCCCAGAACTTTACTCACCTGAGCCGAGGTGAAAGCGGTCGTGAAGTCCAGATCGACATCGGTGTCCAGAAGAAGTTCTCCGGCGAAAGCGAAGCGGAAGAGTTACTCGGCCTTGTTGAAGAAATCGCCACGCGTTTCGATGGCAAACGTCTGGCGGAATTTGGAAACGCGATCTGCGTCAAGGTCGCTAACGAGCCGGTCTACGCCCAGGAACATATCGAGCAATACCGTCAGTTCACCAGTGTGCTGACATTAACTTTAAAGGTTTTTTGAGAAAGAAATTATGAGCTATCGAAAACGTCCAATTGAATCGACCGACTTGCTGCAGGATGACAACGGCGCGCTGGTTGTTCGCGGCGGGATGGAAGGTAAAGGCAAGCCTGAATTGCTCTGGTGGGATACTGGCAGCGACACTTACGCCGACCCACAAACCGGAAACGTAAGCCATGACAGCGGCGTGGTGTTCATTCGTGTGGCGGCGGGCGGCGCGTTGGTTTCGATTGACGATGAGATCGGTAGTGAAAAACCGTTCATCATTCCGCCGAACTATTGGCGAGAGATCGTTATCCCCGGTGGCATCCCCGCAGGCAGCCGCATTGTAGCTCGGAACCTTACCAGCGGCGTCAACTTCCGCGAACTGGCGGTGGAGGTGCGATGATGGCTGTCTGGAAAAAGGAACCGATCATCTGCGAACCACCAATGGAACAATGGAGTTACTTCCAATTCCCTTATATGCAGAGTCTCCAGCGAATTGACGCGATCAATCTGCCGAATCTGTCTGAATTGTATTTAGAAAATCAGGCAAGTTTGACCGAATTCCCGTGGCAGGATGTTCCAAGCCTTCAATATCTCAACCTTTATTATTGCGGATTTGTTGAATTGCCGCTCTGGAGAATCCCCGCTCTTGAATACTGCTATTGCTACGACAACTACAACTTGATTTCGGTCGACGCTCATGGCCAGACCAGCCTGACATCTCTGAATGTTTCATACTCGACAGCGGTGACGGCGGTGAACGTTACAGGTTGTACGGGATTGAACTCCATCACTTTAAGTAGCCTGTCTTCGCTGGCAAATTTGGACATCTCCACGTGTTCGGCTTTGGCCAGTCTTAATCTGAATAGTTGCGACGGCATTACCGCACTCGCAACCGCCAGTTGCCCCAGTCTTAACCGACTGTCGCTTTATTACTGTGATGGGTTTACCAATCTGAACATCAGCAATCATGCTCCATTGGAAAACCTTTATCTCTATCACTGCGATTCGTTGGGGGATGTGAATCTGACTGGCTGCGACAGTCTCGACTATATCTACATTCGATATTGCCCGCTCGATCAGGCCGCCGTGGATCAAATCTTATCCGATGTGGTCGGCAATGGACTGAACAATGGCTACCTGCGGATTGATGGCACGGGCACGGCCGCTCCGTCCAACCCGGATGGTCTGGCATTGAAGGCGACTCTCATTTCTCGCGGCTGGACGGTCTACACCAATTAAAGGAACAAAACCCATGAAAGAAATACAAGCGACAACAGTACAGGTCAAACTCTCCGACGGCAATGAAGATCAATATGTCCTTGCTCACGACGGTGAGCGGATTATCGAGCTGGTGGAACCAAACACCGGCAAACTTGGCGTCCATCCCGACAAGACCATGTTGGCGGGAACCAAGGCGGAAATCGAAGCTGAAATCAAACGGCTGGGGCTCAAGGAAAAACTCACACGCGAAGAGAAGATCGACCGATGTCGCGCGGAACTGCAAGCCAAACATGAAATCAGACAGGGCCAGCAAGATGTTATTGATGAAAAGTAAATTCACCTTTGATCATCGCAAGGTCGAGCGAGCAATGCGGGATAAATCCATCCGTTCGCTGGGGCATGCGGGCGCGACGATTCGATTGACGGCGAGGCGAAGTATCCGAAGGTCAAAGAGTGCGTCACCTCCCGGTCAACCGCCACATACGAGGTTCGGCCAACTCAAACGCTCGCTGCGGTACAGCGTCGAGAAAGCCCGTCAGCGTGTCCTGATCGGCCCGACCTATTCGGTGGTCGGTCGCAGCGCGACGGCTCACGAGTTTGGCGGGCGATACCGTGGGCAGCGTTATCCAAAGCGGCCACTGATGGGCCCGGCATTGATGAAGATAAAAGACAGGCTGCCAGGTATGTGGGCAGGCTCAATCAAATAACCACCAACTTTACGGAGATAGAACAATGGCGATCAGACTCGGAATGGAAGCGAAGATTTATCACGGTGCGGCGGGTTCGACCGCGACCAGTGAGCTGACCAACGTCAAGGACGTAACTCTCAACCTGGAAACCGGCGAGGCGGATGTGACCACGCGCGGTAACCAAGGCTGGCGGGCGACGGTTGGCACACTCAAAGAGGGTAGCGTCGAGTTCGAGATGGTCTGGGATTCGGACGACAGCGGTTTTACCGCCATCAAAAACGCCTACTTCAACAACACGCCCATCGCGCTGGCGATTCTGGATTACGAAAACGGCGAAGGCCTGGATGCGGATTTCAGTATCACCAACTTCTCGCGTAACGAGCCGCTGGAAGAAGCGATCACTGTCAGCGTAACCGCCAAACCGACCTATTCAACCCGCGCACCGGCATGGGTGGAAGGCAGCGGAGTCTAACTTCTGAAATATTCATGAAAGGTCTGACACAATGAAAACATTCAAAGACAACGCAGGCAGAGCATGGACGGTCGCGGTCAATGTCGCGGCGATCAAACGGGTCAAAACTCTGCTGGACATAAACCTGATGGAAGCCGTCGAAGGCGATCTGCTCGAAAAGCTTTCCACCGACCCGGTTCTGCTCTGCGACGTGATTTACGCGATCTGCAAACCAGAGGCCGACTCGCAAAACATCACCGATGAGCAGTTCGGACAGGCTATGGCGGGCGACGCGATTGAATCAGCAACATCGGCGTTGCTGGAGGAGCTTGTCGATTTTTTCCCTTTGGCCAAACGGCAGGTTCTTCACAAGGCACTGAAAAAGCTACGGGCGGTGGAGGCCAAGGCGGCAGCCTATGCCGAGGCAAAACTGGACGATCCGGCGCTGGACAAGCAGATCGACGACGCGCTGAACGATATTACCGATTCTGCTTTGAACTTGCCGCCATCGCGGGCGTCGAGCCATGGGGCTTCACCTTAAGGGAGCTTCTCTGGCTGGCGGAAGCCAAGAGCAAGGATAACTGGCAGCATACATCCGCAGCCATGACCTTGCTGGCGAATATCCACCGCGATCCGAAGAAGCGAAAAGCCTTCGCGCCCAGTGATTTCAACCCGCACAGCCAAAAACCCAAGGGCGTGATCAAAGGCAGGGATATTCGGATTCTCAAAGACGTGTTCTGTAAAGACGAAAACGAAAACTCAAACTCATAGAAAGGTAAAACCATGAACGCTGAAACTATCATTAACGCACTCGGACAATTCTTCAGTTCCGGATTCGGCTTTGCCGTCACCTGGGCGGCTGTCGTCGGATTTTTCATTTTCCTGACCAGCAAGCTTAATCCATTTCAGGAGGCGTGGAAAAAGTACGAGGGCAGCATCATCACCGGCATCAAGCTGGCGGAAAAGCAAGTACCCGACGACACGCCCAACTCCGGACTGGCCAAACTCGACGCCGCTTTGAAGTTCGTTCTCAACGCCTACGCCGAGGCGAACAAGGGCAAACAGCCTTCCGACAAACTCGTCGAGGAAATCAAGCAAGGCATCCAGATCAAACATTCCGATCTCGACCGCTTTGGTGGCTTGAGCAAATGAAAGCCTTCCTTGCGATACTCGCGGACTTTCTTGGCCGGGTGCTGGCGAAACTCATCCCGGCACTCGGCCGGGAAATCCGCAAGAACAATACCGTCAAACAGACTGGAGCCGACCATGAAACACTTGATTCGCTGGATACTGACATTTGGGCTGCTGCTAACGATGACCGGGTGCAGCGGCATGTTCAAACCCAGAATCGAGCCGCACCCGGACGCGCCAATTCTGATCACTGACACCTTTGGCGGCTTTGTCCAAGGCGCGGTCTATGACAAGGAGCGTAACGCCATGATTCCAGCGGGCTGGTTCTGGATTGGACGTTACGACGGCTGGACGCTGCATAAGTTTGATTGGAACAGCCGCATCGAAGCGGAAAACGAGAACAAGAAAATCAACGAGGAAGAATAATCCGTCATGACCGCCGCATCTGACATCAAAGCCGGGGCCGCCTATGTGGAGTTGTACGTGAACAACTCCGCCTTGGCGCGTGGTCTGAAATCCGCCCAGCGACAGCTGCGCGGGTTCTCGGCGTCGGTCACGAATATCGGCAAACGGATGATGGTTTTAAGCGGTGTGATGGCGACACCGTTCGTAGCGGGTGTGAAGGTTTTCGCTGACTTTGAGCAGCAGATGGCGAATGTTTCGACCATGCTCGATGAACCGGCCAAACACATGGATCGCTTCAAGACGAGCATCCGCCAGATGTCAGTTGAGTTTGGCGAATCGACGGCGACACTGGCGGCCGGGTTGTACGACATTCTTTCGGCATCCGTCCCGGCTGAAAAGGCGCTCGACGTGCTGGCGGTTTCCGCCAAGGCCGCCAAGGCGGGACTGACCGATACCGGCACCGCCGCCGACGCGATCACGACCATGCTCAACGCCTATGGCCTCTCGGCCGACAAGGCGGGCGACGTGTCGGACTTGTTGTTCAGCATCGTCAAGCGGGGCAAAACGACCTTCGCTGAACTCGCACCCTCAATCGGTATGGTCGCGACAACCGCCGCGACCGCAGGTGTATCGACTGAAGAACTGGGAGCCGCTCTTGCTACGATGACCCGCAACGGTGTCAAAACCGACAACGCCATCACCGCCGTCAGTGCGATTATCTCATCCTTCCTCAAACCGACCGACGAAGCGGCCGAGTATGCCCGCAGCCTCGGTTTCGAGATGTCCTCTGCGACCTTGCAGGCCGAGGGTCTGCAGGGTGTGTTTGAAAAGATCAGTCACCTTCCGCCCGACGCGATTTCCAAGTTGTTTCCTAATGTACGGGCGTTGCGTGGTGTGCTGCCCGCCCTGAAAAATATGGAAGGTTTCGCAGGCGACTTGGCCGCGATGGCGAGCCGAGCCGGTGCGACTGAAACCGCCTACGGCAAGATGAGCAAGACATTGGCGACGAGTTTCGCCCGACTTAAGCAAGCGGGACTTTCCGTATTGAGCGTCATTGGCGAGGCTCTGGCGGATAAGGTTTCCAAAACCGCCAAAGCGGTGATGAGTTTCGCGGGTTGGCTGCAGAAACTGATCCAGAAGAATAAATCACTGGTGGTTTCGATTGCCAAAACGGTCGTGATCTTCGGCGGAATCGGAGCGGCTCTAATCGCCGTCGGCGTGGCGGCGAAGATAATGGCCATCGCCTTTGGCGGTCTGTCTGCCATTATCACAATCTTCACCACAGCGGTCGGCATCGCGGGCGCGGTTCTAGGCGCGATTCTTTCGCCAATCGGACTTGTCGTCGCAGCGGTTGCGGGTTTGGGCGCGACGATCCTGATCGTCACCGGCGCAGGCAGCAAGGCTCTGGTGTGGCTGGGCGACAAGTTCCGCTGGCTCAAGGACACTGCATCAAAAGCGTTCAAAGGCATCGGCGACGCGCTGGCCGCTGGCGACATTGCCTTGGCGGGTCGAATCCTCTGGCTGTCGCTGAAGCTGGTGTTTCAGAAAGGCATCAACGCGCTTTACAAGTTCTGGATGGACTTCAAGAAAGCGACGCTGACGGTCTGGGTGAATCTCAAGGCGGGTGTGCAGAAACTCTGGCAGGAACTATGGTTCGCTCTCAAGGAAATCGCCATTAAGACCGGTATCGCCGAGCCGATCCTGAAGACCTTTCACGCACTGGAATACGGCTGGCTGAAGGTGACGCAATTTTTCAGTCGGGTGTGGATCGACCTGTGCAGCGGGATTCTGATGGCGTGGAATCGGGTCAGCAAAGGCATCAAGGCCGCCCAAAGCTGGATTGCTGAAAAGGTGGTCGGCGTGATGGCCTTCTTCGATGAGTCTATTGACGAGGACGCTGTCAAACAGGCGGTACGCGATTCCTACCAGCAGGAAATGGACGCTCTCGACAGTGAGATGAGCAATCTCGAAAACGAGCATACCGCCAAACTCAACCAGTTGCGGAAGGAAAACGCCGCCGAGGATAAGGCTCTCGAAGACAAGCAGGCTTCGCGTCTGACCGAACTGGATCGCCAGAAATCAATCGGCAATCAGGGCAGGCTCGCCGAGATGCGGGCCGCTCAGGGAGAAATCGACAAGGCGGCCGAAGCGGAAATATCGGCGATGAACGCCCAAGCGGCGTCCGACCTGAAGGATTCGGCCCAGGCCTTGAAAGACGCCCGCGATGAATGGAAGGCGGCCATCGCCAAGGCCGCCCAAAAACGAGGTGAAGGCGAAGCGGCGGAGGGTAAGCCGGAAACCGACACGTCGGCGAAGATCGAGGCTCTGATGAAGAAAATCCAGTCCGCAGGCGGTGGCCTCTCGGCGGCGACAAGCAAGGTCGATGTGCAGGGATCGTTCAACGCGATGAGTATTCGCGCCCTCGCCTCGGCGGGCGCGACAGACGCTGTGGCCAACAACACCGCCGAGATGGTCAAGCAACAGAAGAAAACCAACCAGAAATTAGACCAGCAGAAATCGTCTGGCGTTGTTTATGAATAAGGGGACATCCGTGGCAAGAGTGGAACAGGCTTTTTTCGATAGAACTCAAGCGGTCAACAAATATGGCAACTACACCACCGCCGATGTGCCGTATTTTGTTTTTGAAGCGGCTGATGAAGACTCGGCCATCGCCGCGGTTTACAACAACTCGCCATCAGCGTTTATGTGGATGCCCCGCGAAAGCGTCACCGTTGAGGAACGGATTAACGAAGACACCTTTAAGGTAATCGCACGCTATCAGAAGGCGGACGATCAGGAAGAAGAAATTCCGCCAGCCGTCTATACCTTCGACACCGGCGGCGGCACGCAGCACATCACCCAGTCCATCGAGACGGTCAACCGCTATCCGGCCGACGCGCCGGACTATAAAGGCGCGATTGGCTATGACGGTGAGAATGTCGCGGGCGTCGATATTGCCCAGCCGACCTTGAACCTGACCGAGACACATTACTTTCCCGAGGGCGTGGTGACGACCGGATTCATCGCCAATCTCGCCCGCAGGACGGGTATGGTCAACGGTGATGGTTTCCGTGGATTCGAACCGGGCGAGGTGCTGTTTCTCGGCGCATCGGGCAGCAAACGCGATGATGACGAAAATCCACTTTGGGAAATCACCTATCGTTTCGCGGTCAGTCAGAATCGCAGTAACTTCCGTGTCGGCGACATCACCGTCGGAGCCAAGTGGGGCTGGGAATATTTGTGGGTTAGGTATGGCGATGAAGTGGACGACGCGAAAAAGCAAATCGTCAAAAAGCCCGTCGCCGCCTATGTGGAGAAGGTTTACTACCTGACGAACTTTTCCGGCCTCGGCCTTGGGGAGGCTGTCTCATGAGTGATCTGAAAAAGGTAGCCAAGGGCCAAGCCTTCGCACCCAAGGCTGACACATGGAACGCCTTTGTCGACGCTGCGCAATTTGTGCGTCAGCGGCAAACCGCGATGACCAGCTCTGTGATACCAACTAATCGTCAGAATACGATTGTCAAAATTCGTAATAAATCAGGTGAAGATCAAAATCAGCTTTCAGTACTGGGTATTGATGATCTGGCAATCAAACCCGACAACGAAGAAACGATCCAACGCTTCCGCTCCGAACAGCCCGTCTTTGATTGTAAGAGGATTGCCGATATTGACGAAGCCAAGCAGCACGAGATGAAATTTGTCGTGTTGGTTGATCCGATCAAAAACAACGAATGCGGACGGGCGATTGTCACCGGCATTACTCCTATCCAGATTCAGTTCTTAGACGACAAACACAGCTATGCGTCACCCATTCCGGATGATCCGACGATGCTGTTCAGTTCCAGTGACGGCGTGTGTCGCGTTCTCTGGAAGCAGGATGGAGTCGGCGTTAAATGGGCATTGATTGACTTTCCGGTGAACGACTTCCCGCGAGTTCGGTTCAAGAACAATACCGGCTCAACACTGTGGGAAGGTGATGCGTGCGAGGTTGAATCAGCGGGTTCTGATCCTTGGACACTCAATGTCGTCAAGCCGACCGGTGACTCGTTACTAAACGTGCTGCCATACAGCGGTCTGGATTTGCTGGCGGGAGAGATAGGAACCGTCCATATCGGTGAGGTAATGCGTTTTGCAGTAGATTCGGCAAGCTCCATATCGCCGGGCGATTTTGTCGGCACACAGTCTGGTTACTTTGAACTGACAAAAAATCGATTCGGCTTTTTGGTATTGGCAACCGAATCCACCGACGAAGGCGACTTCGCTTATGTTCGCTACTCCGGTCTGCCGCCGGTGATCAAGGCGGTGGCGGATTCTTCCGGCGACACTATCGATGTCAAACACTGCGATTCGGACGGCAATACCGAAGGCGATACCTTTACGCTCGACATCATTCCGGAGGATGACAGCTAATGGGTGTCCTCAAGCAAAATGACACATTGATCGCTATGCGTAGCGAAGATCATCGGGTGATCGCTTATAAACTCGGTACGCCGACCAATGAGGGCGAACTGGCCATTACCTCGAAGACCACGACAGGCGCGATTGCCATGAAAGTCACATCGATGACGCAACAGGACGAGATTGGCCTACCGGTCAAAGGCTGCGACGGCGTGACGGTCGCGGTCAAAGGTGGCGGGACGGCCTTGGGTATGATCATGGTCTTCATCGACGAGGCCAACAGCGTTTACGCCCCCAATGGTCAAGCAGCGTGGGATGATGATGTGGTTTGGTGGAACTCTCTGGTCGATGAATACGGCCCGCCGGAACACGCCGCTGTTCATAAGGTCGACGGGCAGAGTTACGACATCATCCCCGACGGTCGAAGTTGCCCGCCGGAGATTCAATACCGCACCATCGCCCGCAATCCAAGCGGTCAACAGATGATCGACGCTTACAACAACTGCAAAGGCGGAAGCGATAAACCCCACCCGCAGGAAGTGGTTATCTGCGTGGACAATTCCGGCTCGATGAC